GAGATGTCGTCAACGAACTTGGGTACGGCAACATTTACTTCCGCCGGAACGACAAGGCAATCAACGGCAAGACATCAGCAGTGCCGGGCTGGTACAGCACCAAAGAAGAGAAGATTGCGCTGCTAGGAAACTACCGCCGAATGCTGAACGCTAAGAAGGCCGTAAACCTGTCTAGGGAGGCCGTCAAGGAGATGCGAGCGTACATCTTCAGCACCAACGGTGGGATCATCCACACCCGCTCACGGATGTCTAGCGACCCTTCCGGGGCAAGAGACAACCACGGCGACAGAGTTATTGCAGATGCTTTGGCAGTCAAACTGCTTGGCAGCCCCTTAACTCCGATGATTAAGACAGAGAAGCAAAACGAGTTTGGCAGTATGGCCTACCGGCGACAAGAAAGAAAGAAACGCAAAGTTGAGAAGTCACAATGGTAGATAAAATTGGCAACCTCAAAGTCAAGAACTTGCTGTCGGCTATTAGCCACAGCCGTCGCCGCTTGCAGCCGTTTCGTCAGAATCGGATCAAGGCACTGTCCGAGTATGTAGGCAAGAACTACAGCGATTCAGGCAGCCAAAACCGTGTGCCGGTCAACTTGATTGAACTGGCGGTCAACACCTACACGCGCCAACTTGCCAGCCGCAGGCCAATCATCAATGTCAACACCAACCGCAAGGAGTACAAGATCTTTGCCAAGGAGTTTGAACTTGCACTCAATCACTTGATGAAGGCGCTGAACTTTGAAAACACCCTGCGCAGCGCAACTGTAGACGCGCTCTTCAGCATGGGCATTGTGAAGACAGGCGTGTGCGAACCGGATCAAGCAATTCGTGGGTTCCTGCTGCGTGCAGGCCAGCCTTTTGCCGAAACCATTTCGCTTGACGACTGGGTCCACGACATGACCGCTCGCAACTTTAACGAGTGTTCGTACATGGGTAACAGGTTCCGCCTGCCCTTGTACGCAGTCAAAGAGTCAGACCTATACACCAACACCGAGGACATCAAGGCTGTCCGCAGACAAAGGTTCAACGAGCATGGCGACGCGAAAGCCCAAGGCATCGGCAGCGACGAAAGCAGCATCCAAGACGAAGCGTACGAGTATGCGGAACTCTGGGAAATGTGGCTGCCCCAAGAACAAAAAGTCGTAACGTTTGCGGCTGATGATACCGGCTCCCCACAAAAACTAATCCGCGTAGTGGATTGGGAAGGCCCAACTGCCGGACCATATCACATACTTTCGTACGAACATGTGCCGGGCAACACCATGCCCCTGCCGCCAGTTGCGTCGCTGATCGACATGCACCAACTGACCAACAACGTGTTCCGCAAACTTGCACGCCAAGCCGAGCGCCAGAAAGACATTGTTGGGTATAGAGGCTCGTCTGAGCAGGACGCAGAGAATGTCCGTGACGCAGCAGACGGCGAGATGGTTCGCATCGACGACCCTGATTCAGTCAAGACCTTCAAGTTTGGTGGCATTGACCAGCAAGCGCTTGGGTTCATGATCCAGACCAAGAACCTATTTACCTACCTCGGCGGCAACCTTGACGCCCTTGGTGGCCTTGGATCTATGAGCGATACCGTGGGCCAAGACCGGATGATGATTCAATCCGCGTCACAGCGCATGGCAGACATGCAAGACGCAACAATTGACTTCACCCGTAGCGTTTGCAGCGCCATAGGCGAGCATCTGTTTGATGACAGGTTTGTCAAGTTGGAGTTGGAGAAGTCTGTCGGACCATCGGGCAAAATCAAAGTTCCGTTTGTGTACGAAGGGCGCAAAGCAGAGGGGGAGTTTATTGACTTCAACCTCCAAATCCAGCCGCACTCCATGCAGCAAACGACACCGGGCATGCGCCTGCAAGCATTGACACAGGTCATGGGACAGTTTGTGACGCCGCTCGCAGGCATGATGCAGCAGCAAGGCTTGTCCATCGACACCCGCAGGCTCATGGACTTGCTTGGCGAATACACGCAGATCCCAGAACTCACCGAGTTGGTGGTGGATTCGCAAGGCGGATCTATCCAAACTACTGAGGACAAAGCCGTTGAGGCCAGTAATAAGCCAGCGGTCAAGCGGACAGAGTCAGTCCGCATCAACAAGCCGGGCGCGACCCGGCAAGGTCAAGATGAAATGATGAGCCGCTTGCTCCTTACAGGGCGAGGGGTTCAGGACAGCGAAGCCGCTTCAATCTTAAGGACACCTGAGTAATGCCAACATATTGCTACGAAAAGCCAGACGGCAAAATTATTGAGCGAATCATGACCATCAGCGAGATGGAAGAGTTTGACAAGAACCCAGTGGCAGACGGTGTCACCCTCAAACGCAGGGTGGATATCGAAATGGGTGGACACTCTTCAGTCAATGACCTGTGGCGCAACCCCATTATTTCTGACGGTGCAGGCTGCCACCCGTCACAAGTAGAAGAGATGCAAGCGTTTGCAGCCAAGCAGGGTGTGCATACCAACTACACCAAAGATGGTCGAGCAGTATTCACCAGCCGACAGCATCGGGCGCAACACCTCAAAGTATTTGGCCTGCATGATCGAAGCGGCGGGTACAGTGATGGCTGAAAAGAAACCAAAGAATCCCCCCATCGGTAAGATCATGCGTACCCCCGGCGAGCGCAAAAAGTTTAAGGTGTACGTTAAAGATGGCGGCAAGACAAAGATTGTTCGGTTTGGCGACCCAAACATGAAGATCAAAAAGAACATCCCCGGCAGGCGCAAAAACTTCCGCGCCCGACATAATTGTGCAAACCCCGGCCCTAAAACCAAAGCAAGGTATTGGGCCTGCAAAACTTGGTGAGGTAAATGTCAGAAGACTTTGAACCAGAAAATGTAGAGCAAGAAGAGCCGCAAACTCCAGAAGAGCAGGCGGCAGAACAACTTGACTTTGAAGATCCCGGCAACATGGGCGAAGAGCGCATGGCTGAATATCTCCAAGATAAAGCGCAAAGTGGGGAGCAGGCGCTGCAATCCGAAGACGGCGAAGACTTTGAGGAGGTTGATGAGGACGAAGAACTCGAAGCCCTTGCTGAAGCAGCAGTTGAACTTGGCTTGACCGACGAGGATCTCGAAGAACTTGGCAGCCTTGAGGCTATCCAAGGCGCAATCAAAGTCCTTAGTCGTGGCGGAGAGAAAGAAGAGCCAGAAGCCAGCCCTGAACTTGAGGCTCTGGAAGAACTTGGTATTGAGTTGGACGACTCTCTGCCAGAAGAAGTCAAGTCTGCGCTTCAGGGGTTCGCAGAGCAGATCAACGAGAAACTCGGCGCATACAAAGAAGCGTTTGAAAACTTCAACAGTTTCTCAGAATCTTCAAAAATGGATGAAGTTGAGTCTTCGTTCGATCAGATGATTACTAATGAGTCTTCTGTTAGGTCGTTGTTTGGGGATGCCCCGACCAGCGATCTGCCAGATGATTCGACATATCTTGAAAACAGGGTGATGCTCCTCGAAGAGATGAACACGATTGCCGCTGGCTATCAGGCAACTGATCGGGAAATTCCCGATGATGGGGCGCTGATGCAAATGGCGTTGCAAACGGCATTCGGACAGGAGATGTCATCCATCCGTGAAAACGGCCTGCGGGCCGATATTAACTCTCGCCGTGAAGGATTTACGGCCATGCCTACTCAAAGGCGCGGAAGATCACTAAGCCCCGAGGCTGCGGCCAAGCAAAGTGTTCGAGCGTATATGGAGCAGTCTGGTCTTCTGGGCGGCATCGAAGACGATCAGTTTTAAAATGAGGTGTTCTCATGGCACTACAAGCCGCTGATATTAGTGATCTTATTACGATCACACTCAAAGATCTGGGCCGTCTGAAGTTCACGGAAATCGCATCTACCCTTACGGACTATGTTGCGCTCCCAAACATTCTTCAGAAGTACAAGGTTCAGTACCAATCGGGCAATGGCATCCAATGGAACGTCATGCATGCCCACTCCGACGCTGCTAAGAACGTCGGACTGTATGAATCCGACAATGTCAACATTGCTGACGTAATGACCACGGCAAACATTCCGTGGCGTCACTGCACGACCAACTACGCTTTCGAGCGACGCGAAATCCAAATGAACTCCGACCCTGCTCGGATCGTGGAACTCGTCAAGATTCGTCGCGCTGATGCAATGATTGCCATGGCGGAACTCATGGAAACCAACTTGTGGTCTACCGCTAGTTCTTCTTCTGACTCCTTGTTGCCATTCGGCATTCCACACTGGATTGTCAAGGCTTCATCGGGCGAAGGGTTCAACGGTCAAAACCCAAGCGGCTTCAATGATACCGCTGGTATTGATTCATCCGACGCGAAGTTCTCAGGCTGGCGCAACTACAACGCGCAGTACGCCGCCATCAACAAGACCGACCTCGTCCGCAAGTGGCGTAAGGCTGCGGTCTTTACCAACTTCAAGTCTCCTGTCCCACACGCTTCCTACAACACTGGCAACAACTACGGCTACTACACCAACTACGATGTGATTGGCCGATTGGAAGAAGTGCTGGAAGCCCAGAACGACAACCTCGGAAACGATATTGCTTCCAAGGACGGCGTTCTCACTTTCCGTCAAAACCCCGTCCAGTATGTCCCCAAACTCGACTCCGACACCAGTGATCCCGTCTACGGAATCAACTGGGGTGTGTTGAAGCCAGTGTTCTTGTCTGGCGAATACCTGCGTGAAGAAGGCCCGAACACCGTTCCCGGCCAACACACTACCTCGCAAGTGTTCGTTGACTGCACGCTGAACTATCTCTGCACCGACCGTCGTCGTCTGTTTGTCTTGAATAAGTGAGGTAACTAGAATGACAGTTCGATACGATTCTGGAATGGCTGGGGGCTTTCAGTTCCCAATTACTACACCTCAACGACAGTTTCAAGTCTTTGAGGACTTCGTAGGCGCATACAACATTGCTGACGCTGAGTCAGTCGATATCACCAACGCGACTTCCGGTACTGTCACCATCGACACTACCACTTCGTCGCACGGTGGTTGCCTGTTGTTTGACGCTGGTGCAGACACTGCTGCTCAAGGTGTCCAAATGCAAATGGACACTGGCATCGTTCTTGACGAAGCATCCGACCTCTTCTTTGAGGCACGGGTTCGCTTCGCAACAACTGCCGGAACTACCTTGTTCACAGATGAAATGTTCGTCGGCCTTGCCGAAGAAGACAACACTGTGATTGCATCAAGCAAGTTGAGTGACATTGGTTTGGTTGGATTTACGTCCTGCTCGGCTGATAACGCAACTGATGACTTGGCACAACCTACCGCTGGCTTTATGTCTGTGGTTGGTTCACCTGCTGTCTCTACCACTGCATCCGGTTCTGCCGATGCCGTGAAAGTGAACACTGCCGCCAACGCTGGTGTCGGTGTTGATGACTACGTCCGACTTGGGCTGGTCATCCGCAACGGTGAAATGCAGGCTTTCGTCAACGGCGAAAAGGTTGGATCAAAGATTTCTACCTTGCCAACCTCGCTGCGATTGAAGCCAACATTTGTGTGTCAAGCAGACGGCTCGACTCAAGGCAAGTTCTTGCTTGACTATGTGCTTGTAACCTGTTCGCGTTCGTCAACGGCTCTCTAATGGACCTCCAGATCCTGCTGGCAGTCGGCAACATTGTTGTCGTGGTTGGCGGGGTGGTCTGGGCGTTTGCGCGACTTTCTGCGAGTATGGCAACCCTAACTAGGAGCATTGAGCGCCTTGATACGACGGTTGAAAAACTTGCAAAGCACAGTGTGGAGCATGAAATCCGCATTGCTGCTCTTGAGTCTCGCGGCGTGTCAGACAAGTCCGTTGGCTGATCTGGTGAAAGCCCCGGAGGTTTTAACGCCTCCCCCTTTACAAACTCCCCTCGACCCACTCGTTTGGGTCGGGGGGATTTCTATCTTGGGCGGTCTGGTTTTGATGACTGTGACAAGATTCATCGGTTTGCCAATTCGCGGCGGACTTCCGATGATTACAGGTGTAGGTCTGATTCTGCTGGCGTTCATCGTAGAGCGCTACGCGGACTACATCCTGCTCCCCACGGCGATAGCCAGCGGCGTGGTGGCGACAGTGACGGTTCTGATGTCTGGCTGGAAGTTATGGAAACACAAATGGATTCTATTTCCTCGTGGATCGACTCGTTCTTCGCCAGCACCGGAGCCTTCTTCTTCTTCTACGTCCTCGGCGGAGTGACTGGTCGCCCGCTCTATGACTGGGTTATAAGCAAGGTTCGCTGATGGTAGCAGTCGCTACAACTTTACCCTGCGGATACTCAGGAATAGAGTGTTCGATGGTTTCCGGCACGGCTTCAGGCAGTTCTCTGGCTGTAGCATCCAGTATCAACTGGGCAAAGTTTGCAAATGACCAAGGTGGCGTTTCAAGTATTACCGGCCCGGGTGCTACAAATGTTAATACCAGCGGCAATGTTTTGACATTTACCCTTTCCGGCGGCACTACTGGTGATCGCTCGACCGCTGTCACCGCCATAAAAGAAGCGTTGAATGCCACACACTACATGGAAGTAGAGTCGCTCAACGGCACGACTTTCATTCTCAATGGTTCTGGCTGGACGCGAACATCTGGCAGTAAAAACCAAAACTTTAAATGGGATGACGATACTGCCGACCACAGCATCGTTGTTCGGAATGCTGGAACGGTCGCATCTGTAACCACCCTGTTTGGCAACATTGACACTGAGGGTGGCATTTTTAGGATTAAAAGACGATGAGTTCAGAAGTATATTCATTCGACATTGTGGTTCCGGGTGGATCAACCTCGGCGACCCTTACCGATCACCATGCAGGTGCAGTCATTGCTGTGTATGCAGCAAGCACTTGCAGCAGTGGCACGCCACGGTCAATCTCCTCGATTACCACTGGCGGCAAGTTGAACATCATTGGCAATGCAACTACGGCTGCTATTGCTGACGGTGGCAGCGCACAATACGAACAGACGGAACTTGGCGGCACAGCCCTTGATGGCGGTGACATCGTTGTCACTATGAGTGGCGCAGTCGATGGCAGCGGCAACGTGACCGTCACTATCTATGTAGCACCATGAGCCTTGGACTAACCTACACCCAGATCAAGACGGAAGTCGAGCGCACGCTTGGCACGTATGCTGATGCTGACGTTGCAGCCATCATCAACCGTGGCTTGCGGCAGTTCTATGCGCCAATGCCTTTGGCAGGTGAGCGGGTTATGCACCGCTGGACCTTTCTTAAGACTGTTGAAACTTTGGATACAATTGTGTCAACTGAGTCAGGAACTGCAACAGTGTTTGGGTCAGCGCTCACCTCAGTGAGCATTAATCTTAGCACCGAAGATGCCGCATCAATATCTCATGTGAGCATCACCCGCACTAGCGGCGCTGTAGAAAAGCACCTTGTTACTGGTGTAAACAATAGCGCAAGCACAATAACCCTTGCTGCCGCCCCCGGATACTCCGAGTCAGGTCTGTCCTTTAGCGTCCACTACAACGGGACATACGCTTTGCCTGCTTCGTTTGCAGGTATAGATGGGCCGCTTGGGTACGACACATTTTACGGCGACGATCCCAACATCCATGATCTTGAGATTCCAATTTCTTCGGACAAGACTGTGCGCAACATGTTCCAGCATCTTGAGGACCGCGATGACAAGCCACGTGCTGCGTCGATCTTCCAGACTGGCGCAACAGGCACGGCAGGTACGTCGTACCGCATTCGGTTCTACCCAGTACCAGACAAAGTCTACCGCTTGGTGTACGACCAAATCAACGAGCCAGCCGCGCTAACGTCGTCGCAGGTTCCGCTAGGCGGAGATCTTCATGCTGAGACTATTCTCGCTTCTTGCTTGGCTATCGCTGAGCAATACTTTATTCCTAACTCGCCGCACGGCTACAAGCAAAACTACATGGACCGGCTTCGTGCAAGCGTCGAGTTGGATCGTAACGCAACCCGTTCTGACAACTTGGGGTATTCGGGCGACCCTGCTCAAGAACGATTTATAGATGCCCGCCAAGGTAGATTCCGGCCTGATAACCGGGTCACTGTTCAAGGGACACAATACTAATGTCTGCACATCGCATCGTTGAAATGTTGCGCCAGTCGATTGATGCGGCTGGCACTGAAGGGGAACTCAAAGCCCCAGTTCTTATCGTCGGCTCTGGCGCACCACACGCGACCAACACTGAGGATGCATACTTGTATCTCAGAGTTGATCCGGGTGCTGCCGCACAAGTCCTCTACGTCAACCACACCCCCGGAACCGCATCGCGTTCTTGGACCGGCTTGACTAACTAATTGGAGTAGCCCATGTCTGTTGCCGTTGCCCGTCCCGGTTCTGCTCTAACAGCGAGCAGTATTACCGGCGCTCTAATTACGTCTAATGCTGGAGAATCTGGCTCGCCCAAGTTCTTCATCAAAACCACTAGCGCAAACTTTCAGTTCAGCGTACCTGTAGTTGAAACGACGGGCAGCGGCGACATCCGTGTATCCTACGATCACGGTGACAAGGTTTATGGTCAGTTCAGTTTGTCTGGGGTGATGCTTGCATCTAAGGCTGTTGGCATCCAAAATCTTGTAAACCAGTTGGACGACAGTGGGGCTGATGACAACCGCTTCCTTGTCAAACTTAGTTTTGACTTTGCAGCGGACAACGTTCACAAATTCAACGATTTGCCAGTTATCATCCAGCAAATCCAAATCCAGTTTGATGGCAAGTCGCCGGTCGTAGGTGTTGCGCTTTCTGGACAAACCATGGCTAAGAACGCCAGTTCGTTTACCGCCGATGCAGCCCAGTGATGCTAACCCGTTTTCAGACCCCGATGTCAGAGCGCAAATGGAAGCGCTCAAGGATGTTGAGGCCGATGTACCGTCGCTTGAAAAGCAAGCGCAGGCCGCTGCTGAGCGTACTGGTAGCAATGTTCTTACCCAAGAAAACGCGCCAGAACTATTTAAGACTGCGGGGGGCCAGCCTCAAGATCAAACGATGACTGACCTGTTGCGGGCAATCGAAGAGTTGCCAAGGCGGATAGCCGAGGAGTTGCGCCGGTGAGTATTACTGAAGGCAGCATCTCGATCCGAGACAAAATCTACAAGGGTACGCAAGCGCAGTATTCGGCTGATGGTCAGTCGGACAGCATGCGGGTCGAGGCCATGGTTGTCATACCCAAAGAGATTTTGGTGACTGATGAACGCGACGGCCCGGCATTGTTGCGGTGGGCTACCAACCGCTACTTTGAAGAGGACGGATCTAGGTACTTTTCGCCGGGCCATACAGCCCTGCCACTCCAGCGGATCAATGTCAGGCAACTGGCCCGCAACCTAGTCAGTCTTACCATTGACTATGGCGGCAGGGCGCAAATTGGTGCGCCAGCAACTATTGCCGACTTTACTGCGGTCACAATTCCAGTCACTGTGTTTGCTTCGCCTGAAAAAGACGATGAGCAATTCTATGAGCGCGGCTTGCCTATGGGTCAACTCATTAGTTCCGCACGATTTTTGATTGATCCAGAGGCTGACCCTGACGGTGATGATGCACAGTATGGCTATTCAACAAGCATCATTGGCATACCCGCCGAATCAATTGACCAATTGCGCACCGACACCCACGAACGAACGGCAGTCAGAATTAGCCTTCGCAAACTCTTCTACGGTGTGAACCCAGTGACAACCTACGCAAACAACTTGCGCACCACCAGCACAAATGCAATACAGGTTGCAGGCTTGAGTTGTGGCGCAGGGACGTTGCTATTAGAGGGCGTGACAAGCAATGCTTCGAGTGTTGTTCTGTTTGACCCTACTGGTGACGTACCCTCCGAACAACTTTTGTTCGACGTTTCTTTTCAGTTTTTGTATGATCCAGCAAAGTTTCCGGTGCATCGCTTCTCTAGCCTTGAACAATCGGG